CATCCATAAAGCTTCGAATCATCCGCGTGCTAGGTTCGCGCTGCCATATAGCGTTAACCAATCCTTCGAACTCATTACTGTAATTGTCGCGTAATCGGCGCGCGGTTCGAACGTCTATTCCGGCCTTAGCAGATATTTGGTCGAAGGCGACATCGTTAACGCGTAATTCGCGAGTAGGTTCGCCGCGATTAGCCTCTAGAATAATGCTAGACGTTTTATGCTCACCGCCGGTATCGCGCGTTCTAAACTGTAGCGCATCGGTAGGCGCTAGATAATCCGCGCTTCTAGAAGCTTGCTCGCGAACGGTTTCGAGTAATTGAGTCAGAGTGTTTGAGCTATTTTCAATTTGCATGATCTTGATTCCTATAGATAATTGATAAAATTTAAGCAAATAGGCAAATGCCTATATGCGAATACTATGTGAATATAGCCAATAGTACAATAGAAATTAATAAAACTTTATGCGCCTATATCGCCGGCCACGTGGTGGCGCAATATGGTGCCGGCCGGTAATGATTTAGCAAACGAGCGCAATTGCGCGGAATCATCCGCCGCCGCGGTAGCATTAGACGTAGCGCGCCAGTGTATAGCCACATGGCCATGGCCGGCATAGCATCCGCCGGATTCATTTGGCCGTTCGGCCTTAGTCGCGCCGCTACCATGCGCGGTGAATCCGATAACGTAGTCGCGATCGCGTCTAGCGCATAATGGTTTGCCGCCGCCGCAATTGCGGCACGTGATCGAATCCGGCCTTAATTCCGCCGGACATCTAACAACCAAGGTATCGGCCTCGCGCTTAGATTTATCGCCGTTCCAATACTTGCGATCGACTACCGCGGTCGCGGGCACGCCATATTTATTGCGCGCTTCAATTGCATCGGAAACCGTATCGCCGGAAAAATTAATAACGGTTCCATTTGGTTTGCATCGATCGATCCAATGCGCCGGTTCAAAATGCGTATAAGTAAAGGCCGCACCATCATCCGGCACCGCATCCACTAAGGCATCCAAATAATCCAAATCTACAAATTCCGCGCCGCTGTTACCGGCCGGTTTTAATGCGCACGTATTTGGGCACGTAGAATAAAGATCGCCGCGGCCGGATCGGTAGGTGACCGCGCATCCGCCGGTCTTTTTAGCGCTACTAAAGATTACTGTTTTAAGCATTGGAATCACTCCCTTCGAATACGGATTGGATTAATTTTTTGGAAAAGGTAATCGGCCAATTATCAACCGGTTTAAATTCCACATCGGCCGGATCATACGTGCCGATTGGCGATTGCTTATCTGTATAGACGATAAACGCATCGGTATTGACGCCATGGCGGCGAATAGGCCGCATAATGCAATTGAGAATAAAATCGTTTGCTTTCATCTTTAAACCCTCACTTTCCACATATTGAGCGCGTACAATACACATAAAAAAGGCCGCGTACAATAGCGGCCTTAGTTTTATTTTTTTCTGGATTCCGGCGGATCGGCTTTAGACGATTCCGTTTTAACCTCATCCGGCTTAGGATAATTGCGCTCGTAATACTGTCGCTGCAATTCCTTTATATGCGCATCAGGCTCGTATTTGGCCTTAAGCTTTTTTTCCCACCATGCCAAACCGAACAGAATCATTCTTCAATCTCCACAGTGTCGAACACGTGGCATATATCTAACAGATTATCCTTATTAGTTTTTAATCGGCGCTTAATCGCTTCAGAAACCATTTCTGGGGTGACGTCATCACCGTCCTCTCGGTCAGATATAACTTCAAACGCAATATCAAAACCATGACTGTATTTAGGCATTGGTAGCATCCTCCTGCAATTTAATAATTAATAAAGATAACTCTAGCGCGTAAGCCTTTAGCTCCTCAATGCTATCCATTTGAGGCGTTCCGCACGTAACAAAGTTAGCAGACGATATATCGTCCCCAGTTGACCAATGCTGCAAGTCCGCAAGGTATGCTTTGAGGTATTGGATTGATTTGTCCGGCATCGATGGTTTCTTACCCGCGGCCGCCAGAATCCCCGCTATAAACTCGCCATGCTCGTCATCGACAGTACCGTCCAGAAAACATCGCTCCCAGTGCCGCAGGGCAGCGGCGCGGCTTTCCCTTGAACTTACTACTTCTAATGCAGCCATTAGCTATTCTCCTCTAACGAAACATTCTGTGTGTAGCATTCGACTTCCTCAACCAAATCGGCCAGAACGCCTTCCGAAAAAAGATTAAAGATAAGCTCGCGAGCCTCCTCGTAAGAGTCGGCGTTAACGGTGTAGCGGTGCGCGGTGTTCACGATTACCGCGCCTTTCCATTTATTCGACATGGTTCTATTCCTAAATTATGCCCGCCCAGTGCGGGTTCGTTTAGAATCCTATGCGATTATTGTGTGGTTAGCAAGGGGAATATTTCAATCCATTCAAAAGGCATATCCAGACGTAATACCGGTTCTGTTCGGAGGCCATTCTTTACCAGTGCGGCAGCGTCCTTTCCCGCGTACAGAAAAATAGATTCTCCATTGCGGTGGGATTGGTGGACTAGCACCCATGCAGGGGCGTGTTGGTGGGTGGTCATAAAGCTTACTTGATGGGGTGACAGGCGTACCGAATTACCTTGGGTGGTCTTAAGCTCGATCATAAAGAATTGACCAAGATCATCACATCCCAAAACATCCGGCACACCCGCCGCAGCCCAAGACTCTATTCTAGTCAGCAGCCAGTTCGGCCGGTGCTTCTTCGCTTGGTTCCGGAAGGACTTCCAGAATGCGCTCTCTTGTTTTTTTCCGCTGAGTCTTTTCGTCGTCTTCTTCGGACTGTCCTCCCACGGAATAGGTGACTGGTTCATATTGCTCCTTAATCTCTTTCAAAGCCTTCATGACTTCTTCTTTAGACATAGACTCAATAGTACCGTGCCTGATTTCAGACTTGGAGACATAGATATCGCCTTGAGCCTGACCGCGGCGATATTCTGCCATTACGGCTGCCGAATAAGCTTTATCAGACAAAGCCATATCACGAATGCGCTGAAGATCTCTAACGTGTCTCTGGTAGTCGATACCGTATTTAGAGTCCAACTCCCTTCGATACTCTTGGATAGCCCTACAAACGTGAGGGGATAGCTTGGGATTAGTTAATTCATATGCCCGGCTACTAGCAGACTTTTCAGGATAGCCCGCATTGATCGCAGCCTCCTTCATAGTCACCTGACCATCCTTAGACACAAGCTCCTTCACAAACAGCTCCTGACGCCGTGTGAGCTTGTTAGCGGCACGTTGTTCCATAGTCTTAGGCGGACGCCCTCTTTTCTTTCTATCACCAGCAGGGACGATATATCGGTCTTTAGTCACGCTTTTCTCCAAAGCAGTTAATTTGAGTGAACTTTATACCAAAGCCTTCTTAATTAAAAGCTCTCCCCTATATATGTACTCAGAATTAAAAAAAAAATAAAAACCATTTTGAAACGCATTAACGGAATATCGACATTAAGGAATAGAACATATAGAAGTGTAGTAATTGTAACCTTTTGGAGAATAGGCGGAACCGCTTGAAACCCCCGCCCTTACTGGCCTCCAAGCCCCTAGGTTACACAAGTTACGCCGTTACACCTATTTTCAATCTTTTTTTTATTTTTTTTATTTCTGAGTACATATATAAGAAAGCACTTTTTGTACCCTCCCCTCGCAAAGAAGTCTTCCAGAAATCAAAGAAGTCTTCCAGAAATCAAAGAAGTCTTCCAGAAATCAAACGTGCATTCATTTTTGTCCGTGAGCCGTGAGCCGTGAGCCGCGACAGTTGAAACACCCCCCATTGCACATTACACATATACTAAGATACACTAACTGCCCTAATCCATAACTAAGGAAAGAACCGATGTCCGATCTAAAAGTACTACTAGAAGCTGAGTACGAATCTGAAGACCGTTACGTGGAAGAGATCAAGGCGCTTCACCAGCGGATCTGGGAGCGCGACCGCGAGGAGCTGAGGCGTATGATAAGCACCTACTCTGATCGTCCGCATATTTTGTTGAGCGCGCTTGATGCGTTTGTGTGTAGTGCGCGGCGCGAGGG